TCAGACCCTACTTTCCACCCACTTCTCGACAATCAACCCCGGCACGGACCCCACCACCCTCTCCGCATCCCGCGCCAGATCGAGCCGTTTGCGCAGTTTTACCTGCGGCACCAGCAGAAAAATCGGCACCGTCGCACGCCCTCGACCCGTTTTCGCGCGGGACGCAACGCCGAGCCCCCGGCTGTTGAGCCGGCCATCAGCCACCAGAAGGCTGGGGGTGCCCCTGCGATAAATGAAGCGAAGCCGCATCCCGCGCCGCCGCTCCCATTCCCCGGGCGACAAGCGCGCGCCGCCGCGCCCTTTGCCGGCGGCAGGGGTCGGGATCGCAAGATAGAACCCGTTCTTCGATCTGATCAGCACGCCCTTGTCATGGGCCGACAGGATCTCCGGGGCATTTGACCAGACAAACGCCGCCGCATCGATGCTGTCCTTGCCCTTGGGATAGGTCCGGTTTCGGATCGTGCGCGGCAGGCGGTGGCCAAGGCCCGCGGAGGTGATCTGCTGGCGCCACGCTTGTTTCAGTTCGCCGCCAGCGGCTTTCATGGCCGCAGAGACAGCATGTTCACCGGCCTTGAATTCGTCTTCGAGCATCCCGACCAGATCAGGATCAAAGTCGATCTTCAGTTTCATGTCGCCACCAACTCCAGCGTCCAGATCAGCCGCTCGCGATCCCGTTTCGGCTCGCCTTGAATGGTGAAGGTGTCAGGGCCGATGATGATGGTGTCCCCCGGTTTTGGACTGGCCATGTCACTGACCCGAACATCCACAAGCGTGGTGTCCGACAGAATCCGCGCTGCGCCAAAGCTGGTCAGTTCATCCGGCGCCTTGCGAATGACCCTCACCGGCAGAGGAACCCCACCCTGCGGGGTCCAGGTGGCATCCGCCGCCATGTTGGCGTCCTGAAAGATCGCGTCCACGGCAGCGGAAAAGGCAGACATCAGGTGCGCCGCGCGCTGCGCAGAACCTGCGGACGGGTGCAGATCGGCAGCGGGTTGCTCTCGATCTCGAGCCGCACCCATTCGTCGCGGTCCCGATCCGGGATCGAACGCGCGTAAAGCGGCAGGCCCAGCGTATTGACGGTCTCGAAGGTGTCCGCCGGGGCGTAGTAGATCTCGAACAGCCCCTCCACGCCCTCGGGATAGAACCACGCCTTGTCGACCGGCACCCCGAAGGCGGCGTTGCCCCGGTAGCGGCGAAAATTGATGCCGCCGAAGCTGACCTCGTCCGACACGCGCGACCGCAGATCGGCAGCTGCCGCCGTGTTGAGATAGGTCGCGCGCACCTCCTTATGGGCGACCAGATCGGCAAAGAAGGCCGAGCCGCATTCCGCCCGCATCTGCACAGCACCCGTGGACAGGCCACCGAGATCACTCTCGACACTTTCGATCAGCGCCTGGCAGGCCTTGCGCAGGGCCCCCGAAGCAGGCGACGCATTGGCCAGATCGAAGTTCACCTCCGCCGCCGGAGTGATGGCGAACTCGGTGAAGTAGTCGATCACCGTCGCCCCGTCCTTGGGATCGAGCACCTTGCCCTGAATGCCGTTGAGCAGGTGATATTCAAACGTCGCCTCGGCATCGGTGCGCAGCCGGCGCAGTCGGCGTGCCACTTCCGCCTGGATTTGCTGGGTCTCGCTGTCAGTGCCAAAGGCGCGAATGCCCTGAATTTCCGAGGCCCAGAGCACGTCCTGCTTCTTGAACTGGCGGCAGACAAACGCCCGCACGTCGCGGCGTTCCGGCACCTGTTGATCGTATGCCGAACCGCGTTCGGAAAACGGGATCAGCGACAGGGTGCCGTCGCGGCTCTCGATGACGACGGTGCGGCTTCGCACGCCGCGATCGGAGAACAGGCCGGAGCCCGAGAGAGTAGCGGGCTTGAACGGGATGTTCTCCAATGCCCGGGTGAGTTCGATCACCGAAAAGGCATCGGTCGCAAAAATATCCATGGTGGCCATGGGGCGGTCCTTTCAGAATAGGATGGTTCAGCGGACGAGAATGCCGACAGCGGCGAGCGCGGTGTGGGCGGCGGTGATTTCCGGCGCCGTGGGCGTACCGGTGAACACCAGATCATTGGCGTTGACGATGGCGGGACCGCGCAGCAGCACAACCGCATCCACGTCAGCAGCGGTGGCATCCACCTTGCCCCAGAGCACGGCGGCGGCGGTTTCGGTGCCATCGACGGCCGCCGGATCGTGGGCGGCGTATTTGCCCGTCGCGGTGATTTTGCCGAGCACTGTGCCGGGTTCCAGAACCGGGTATGTGCCGCCGGTAGCGATGGTGATGACCTCGCGGGTGTAATCGCGAAAGGCCTCCCAGACGAGGAATCCGCCGGGATGGGTGGTCTCGGTGAGCGTGGTCATGGGTGTTTATCCTTTGCGCTTGAAGGTGCGAGCGATCACGTCGCCCCAGGGTTTGGCCTGAGGCGTTGGGCCCGGTTGCGGGTGGGTGGAGGAGATGTCGGGGTCATCTGCCGCGCGGGCGTCGATCAGGGCCTTGCGGATATCCGCGAGGGAGGCCTCGGCGGACAGAAAGCCCGCTGCCATTTGCGGTTGTCCTGCCAAGCGGCAGAGATCGACGACGGTTCTGGCGTAGGCCATGGTCTCGTGGCGGATCGCAGCGGGATCAGGTGCAGGATCAGGTTTTGCGACCGGGGCAGCTTTGGGTTTGGGGTCTGCGACAAGATCAACGCTGGCGTTGGCCTTGGCTACGGGTGACAGTTTCGGTTCGGGTTCCGGTTCGACCACGTCGGTTTTTTCTGCCGCCTTCACTGCCCTCACGATTTCCGGCGGTGCATTGCGGAACCGGCTCACATCAAAGCTGGCGGCCATTTTGACCGGCTCGGCCATGGTATCGGCAAAGCCCATCTCCAGCGCCTCGGCGGCATCCAGCCAGGTTTCCTTGGCCATCAGTTTCGCGATGTCCTTTTCCGCCTTGCCGGATTTTGCGGCATAGCCGCGCAGCAGGCTGGCACCAATCTTGTCGAGCGCATCGGCCATGGCGCGCATATCAGCCGCCGTGCCCATCACCATGCCGGACGGGTCATGGATCATCAGAAAGGCATTTTCCGGCATGATGATTTCATCGCCGGCCATGGCAATATAGGACGCGGCCGAGGCGGCGATGCCGTCGATGGTCACGGTTACAGTACCCGTATGGCGTTGAAGGGCGTTGTAGATCGCCACCGCATCAAAGACCGAACCACCCGGACTGTTGAGCCTGAGCGTTAGCGGAGCCTTGTCGGGCAACTTGCCGAGATCAGCCAGAAACGCCTTGGCCGACACGCCGTAAGCGCCAATTCCATCATAGATCGAGATTTCCGCGCCCGCATCAAGAGCGCAGATTGAATACCAGTTGTTCATGGGTTCATCCTTGTGGATTGGATAGTTTGGCCGTTTGCTTGCCCGATTTCTGGGGATCAGCCTGCTTTTGCGGAGTGGCCCGCGCCCCCTGGGTCTCGCCGGGGCTGGTGGAATAGGTCAGGCCAAGTCCTGCGGCCCGCTCTGCATCCGCGGCATTCTCGCGGTCGATTTCTTCGATATCGTAACCGGTGGCCTCGACGGCTTTGCGCCGCGACATCAGCCCAGCGTTGATCCCGAGCAATTGCGCCTGAATGTCTTTGAGCGGATCGACCCAATCCCAACGCGGCGGGATCCAGTGCACCGGTTCCGTCTTGGCCATATCAGGCAGGTCGAGTGCACCGGACAGGGCCGCCGCCTCCAGCCAGCGCGTCCAGACAGGGCGGCAGAACTGATGCGCCATCACCCCGTGCTGCAACTGCCCGATCCGGCGGCGGAACTCGACCAGCTCGGCGCGCAGGCTGGAATAATTGGCCTGGCGCACATCGCCGGTCACCAGATGATACGGCAGACCCAAGGACGCCGAGATCGCCAGCAGGGTGCGATACTGAAACGCCTCATAACCGCCGCCCACGTCGGCGGGGCTGGAGAACTTGATATCTTCGCCGGGCAGCAGAACCTGCAGGGTGCCGGGCTCGAGGCTGGCGATGCCAATGCCGGTGCCTTCGTCCTCGATCTCGCCCATCATTGGATCTTCGGGCGCGTTTTTGGTGACAAAGCCCGCGAACATGGCAGCGGTTTTCTTGCGGTCGAGTTCGGCGTCATCGTATTGATCGAGCAGAAACAGCCGCACCATCGCCGGGGCCACATGTGGCAGCCCCCTGATTTGCCCCGCGTCGATCGGGCGGTAGATGTGGAGCACATCCTCGGCCGGCACGCGGCTGGTTTCCGGAATTACGTCCCCCCGGTCCGTGCTGTCACCGGGATGGCGGCGGCGGAAGTGATAGGCGACGCGGCGTCCGATCAGATCGAACTCGATGCCGCAGCGGATCGGGTTGCCGTTTGGCGCTGTCTCGGTTTTCTCGAACGGCAGCATTTCCGATTGCAGCAGCTGCAACTGCATCGGCACCAGCAAGCCGTCCTCAGAACGCCTTGGCCGGATGCGCACGAAGCATTCGCCCGCCACAAACATCTCACGGGCAATCATCGCCTGCAGCCCATAAAAATCCGTCAGCCCGTCAGCGTCCGCCTGATTGGTCCAGGCCAGCCACAGGCGTTGGACCCGATCGCGAAGCTCCCCGTCCTCGATCAGCGACGAGGGTTTGATCCCGTCGCCAACCAGATTGGCGGCATAAGCCTCGCAGGCATTGGCGGCGTAGCCGTTGGTGACCACCAGTTCCCGCGACCGCGCCAACAGACGCGGCCCTCCCGAGGCCACCAGCGAGTTGATGTTTTCCAAGGGTGGCTGCCAGCCCCGCAGACGGCGGCGTGACATCGCCCCTTCGAGACGGGCGCGCACAGAGGACGGGTCGCCAGTGGAGTGGCGGCGAAAGGCGTTGAACAATCCCATCCGTCAGAGGCCTTTGGTGGTGGTCACGCGGACCTGACGAATGACAGACCGGCCCTCGAGCGCGGCGAACTCCCGGTCCAGCACATCGATGGCGCGGTCGATTTCGGCGAGGCTGCGGTATTCCACCGTCTTGCCGTCATAGCTGACCCGGGCCACGCCGCTGGCGCGCGAGGCCGCCAGTGCCTCGCGGCGGGTTTGCAGTTCTGCCAGAGTGGCCATGCTGTTTCTCGATGCCTGTCATTGACATATAGGTCGCTGACACCTATCTAATGTCATGACCATTGTAACCGTTGTCGAAATGCCAGAATTCCAGCGTCGTGCCCGCGCAATCATGAGTAATGGCGAGCGTATGGAACTGATCGATTTTGTCGCCCGCAACCCGATGAGCGGCGTTTCCATCGGCGGTGGTGTGCGCAAATTCCGTTTTGCGCGCACGGGCAGCGGTAAAAGTGGCGGTTACCGGGTGATCCATGTCTTCAGCCCCGAGGACGGCACACCGGTCATATTGATCACGGTCTTCGCAAAGAACGAGAAGGCCAACCTGAGCAAGGCTGAAACCGAGGCCGTAAAAACCCTGGGCAAGGCCCTGACAGAAACCTACAGGAGCAAGCGATGAGCGACGCCTTCAACAGCATCGAACAAGGTCTGAAAGAGGCTCTTGCCCACGCCAGGGGCAAAGGTCCGGCCACCATACACGAGATCGATATTCCGGAGCCCGATGTTCAACTCATTCGCGCCAGCACCGGCCTTTCGCAGGCCGAGTTTGCGCGCAGTATCGGCGTGAAAAAGGGCACGCTCCTCAACTGGGAATACCGCCGTCGCCGCCCTGACGGCCCGGCGCGCGTCCTGCTGGCCATGATCGCCAAGGATCCTGAAATTGTTCAACGCACACTCCAAGGTTGACGCTCTAACTCATATAATTTGAGCGCACGGATCTGCGCTGACGCGTAGACAAGGCCGAGCGGCTTGACTTGGCTGGCACTGGCGCATCCTGTTCCGGCACCGCGACCTGGCGCTCCAACTCATCCCATTGTTTGTCCGACCAGCGATCCGCCCCGAGGATCCACGCCGCCGCGCGGGCATAGACCCGGCAATCGAGCGCCTCGTTGCGTTCCCTGAGTTTCTGCCACTCCAGCCGCGCGAACCCACGCTTGTTGCGCACCGTCACCAGTTGCTCGGCGACCAGCTGTTTCAGCCATTCAGAATCAATCCAGCCCGGCAGGTGCAATGTTCCCGGCGGGAACAATGCTCCAACTGCCATTTCCTCGGGCGTCGGCCGTTCAAGGCGCAAGAACCGGTAGGTCTCGGATTTGAAGGTCGACACTGCCACCGTCCAGAGCCGCGCGCCCCGGCGCAGGCGTTTGCCGGCGATGGTTGCATCCACGAAGGTCGGCCCCGACACCGGGCTGGCGCGGTTGAACCCCTCGACACCCTTTACCGGAGCGACCTGGCCGAACCCGACCTTGCGGGCCCAGCCATACACGGCGGGGGTTTCATAGCCGGTGTCAACGGCAAGCCGCGCGATGGTCATAGATGTGCCATTGGCATGTTGCCATGTTCGTCCCAGAAGCTCTGTGAGGCCACTCCAGCAAGCCTCCGATCCCGGGCCGCCCTCGATCACGATATGGTCGATCAGCCAGCTTTCCAGCCCGCGTCCCCAGGCCCAGACGTCGACCTCGATCCGGTCTTTTTGAACATCGGCCCCGGCGGTCAGGAACAAGGCTTTCGCGGGAACTGTGCCAGCACTCCAGTCTTCCTTGCGGTCCAACAGCCGCTGCCAGTCGGGCGCTTCGCCAGACTCGACCCATGTCTCGCCAAGCGATGTGTTGACGAAAGTCTTCATTGCCTCGTCACCACCAGCGCGTGCCGAGAGGAACGCTTTCACCATCGCTTCAAGCCGCACCCAGGGCGAGTAAATCTCGTTGAGATGGAACCCGGCAATACCGGCGAAGGGCGCGTTCGCTTGCCAACGCCCCTGTCTGACCGCTGCCCAGCGGGTTTCGTCACGCCATGCGGCATCACAGTCGATACAATGATACCGGGCTGTTTCGGGACGATGCGCGCCACCCGCCGACTTGTCCCATTTGACCTGGCTCCAGACCAGCACCTGCTCGGCCCCGCAGTCCGGGCAAGGCACCCAGTATTGGCGCTGGTCACTTTCTTCATACGCCGTTTCGATCCGGCTTGCCCCCTTGTTCGTGGGCGTCGACACCAGCACGATCTTGCGGTTCCAGAACGTCACGGTTCGTTTCTTCGCGAGGTTCACCGGATCCCCCTCGGCACCGGCGCTGAACGGATAGCGATCGACCTCGTCGCACATCAGCAGCCGGATCGGGCGGCTTGCCAGCCCCGAAGGCGCGTTTGCCCCGACAATCGTCAGATGCCCGCCCGGAAACCGCTTGTGCAGGATCTTGTTGTTGCCATCGCGCGATTTGGGATCGGCGATCTTGCCAGTCAGGCAGGGCGTATCGCGCGCCATCGGTGAAAACCGGTCCTTCGACCAGGTCTCGGCGTCCCGCTCGGTCGGCATCACCACCATGATCGGCGCCGGGTCCTGATCGATGTGATAGCCGACGGCACAGAGTTGTGTTTCGGTCTTGCCCGTCTGGGCAGATGACATGACAACCACCATTTCGACATTGGCATCCGAGATCGCGTCCATGATCCCGCGCTGATATTCGGCGCGTGAGGTGCGCCACTGCCCCGGTTCGGCGCTGGCTTCAGAACTCAGCCGACGGTTCTGGTCTGCCCAGTCACTGATCGTCAGCTCCGGCGGTGGCCGCAGGGTCTGGAGCGCCGTCTTCACCGTCCGGCGCAGGATCGGTGAGCCCGATATCGTCAGGATCGGTGCCTGTTTTGTCGTCTGGGTCCGATTGCACATCGCTGTTGGCCAAATCCTCAAGAACGTCCCGCAATGTCCCGCGCAGCAGGTCCCGTGTTCCGGCCAGGTTGCCCGTTTCATAGACCAACGGGGCCAGCCGATCCGGCAGCGACAGCAACCGGGTGCGCAACAACGCCAAAACCGCAATCCAGGCGGCCTCGGCGTCGTCCGCGGCAATCAGCGAACCGCGCCGCTGGTTCGCTTCCATTTCCGCAAGATCAGCCCGGGCCCGGATGAACCGGGCACGTTCCACAGCATAATCCGGTGCCCCGGCCTGGGCGCTCATTGCCTGATCGCGCAGGTAGCGCACATAGCCCCTAACCGAGCCGATCAGGTCATATTGCCCCCGCGTTGCTTTCGGGATCACTCCTTCGCGGCTCAGCTGCTGCACCCGGCGTTCGGACAGGTCCAGAAGCTTTGCGATTACCGCGAGGGGCTGTGTGGCGGCGGCCATTTACCAATCCTCTCGGGTCTATCAACGCAATGATATTGCTGCGTCTTTACTGGATAGCCACCCCGATCAGAGCGATGCTGATTGCACCGAACGATGCAATCAAGGACGAAAAGCATGCCCACACTCAGTGAAACTCAGACTCTCATTCTTTCGCGCGCCTCTCAGCAGGCCGACCGCATTGCCTTGCCGCTGCCCGACCGCCTGCGTGGCGGGGCCGCCAACAAGGTGATCGTGCCCTTGATCGCACGCGGCCTGCTGGATGAGGTCGAAGCCGACCTGCGTAAAAATGAGCCCACATGGCGCAAGACCGGCGACGGCCACGGTACCACGCTGGTCATTACCAACGCGGGGCTCGAGGCCATTGGCGTCAAACCCGACATGCCGAAGGCCGATCCAAATCGGCCAAAGCCGAAAACCCGCGCAGGCACGAAACAGGCCCGGCTGATCGAGATGCTAAACGCCTCCGACGGGGCGACCATCTCCGAGATCGTGACCGCGCTCGACTGGCAATCACACAGCGTGCGCGGGGCGATGTCGGGGGTGCTGAAGAAACGCCTCGGCCTGACCATTACCTCCGAAAAGGCGGAGCAAAGGGGGCGCGTTTATCGCATCGTTTACTGATTGCGATCGACCCATCCATCTTCCCGCCGTTCCGCTGGAGCGGCGGTTTCTCGTTCCGAGCGCCGTGCCCTGATCGCTTCGAAAACCCGCCGCAGCGCGAACGATCTCGCCAGGCTGACAAGGCTGAAAATCCCGCCCATCTTCATGTTCTGCACCAGCGTGGTATGCAACCCGAAGACCGGGAAGATCAGGATCTGCGTTGCGACGGCAACGCCGTAGCCCACCGCGATATTGGCGACGGCCTCGACCAGCGACATAGCCCGGCTCTGCTTCATGCAGCTTCACGTCCGGATTTGATCTCGTCAAAAGCGCGTCCGTCGCTGTCCAATACGGCCGGCTTCCCGGTGAATTGCTGCCAGCGCTGTACCGCCACATCGACATAAGCCGGGTTCAGCTCGATCCCGAGACAGACCCGCCCAGTGGATTCCGCCGCGATCAACGTGGTGCCCGATCCCATGAACGGCTCATAGATCGCCTGACCCGGGCTGGAATTATTCAGAATCGGACGGCGCATGCATTCCACCGGCTTCTGCGTGCCGTGCACGGTTTCGGCGTCCTGATCCTTGTTGGCAATCTGCCACAGCGTCGTTTGCTTGCGATCTCCGGCCCAATGGCCCTTGCCGGTTTTCTTCACGGCATAAAGGCAGGGTTCATGCTGCCAATGGTAATCGCCCCGGCTCAGAACTAGCCGGTCCTTGGCCCAGATGATCTGCGATCTGATCTTGAACCCCGAAACTTCGAGGCTTTCAGCGACCTCCCCAGCGTGGAGCGCGCCATGCCAGACATAGGCCACATCACCCGGAAACAGCGCCCAGGCCTCGCGCCAGTCAGCGCGGTCGTCATTCAGCACCTTGCCGGTGCGTTTGGTCTTCGCCGCGCCGGTCTGGTTGCGCCACGACGGATCGTATTCCACACCGTAGGGAGGATCGCTGACAAGCAACAACGGTTTGATGCCATCCAGCACCCGCTCGACATCGGTCGCCACCGTGCTGTCGCCGCAAAGCAGTCGATGGTTTCCCAGCACCCAGAGGTCGCCCGGACGGCTGACCGGATCCTCCGGCGTCTCGGGAATGTCATCCTCGCCCTCCTGCGCGCCGTCGCCGTCAGCAAGCCCGTTCAGCAGGTTGTTCAATTCCTCGTCGGTAAAACCGGTCAGGTCGAGATCGAAGTCCGCCGCCTGCAAATCACCCAGTTCCAGCCCGAGCAGCTCATTGTCCCATTCGGCATTCTCACCCGAACGGTTGTCCATGATCCGAAAGGCCCGCGCCTGGGCCTCGGTCAGCCCTTTCGCCACGTGCACCGGTGCCGTTTCCAGCCCCAGTTGCTGCGCGGCCGCCAACCGGGTGTGTCCGGCCAGCACGATCATCGCCTCATCCACCACGATGGGTTGACGCCAGCCGAACTCCCCGATCGAGGCGGCAACCGTGGCAACGGCTTTCTCGTTGCGCCGAGGGTTGCGCGCATAGGGAATGATCTGCCCGAGGGGCAGGTCGATCACGTCCATCGGATTATCCTTGAAAAGCTGTGCCGAAACGAAACGGGTCAGCGCGCGAAACGAAATGGGTCAGAGGGGCCATTTCGTTTCAGAGGGGTTTTACGGACCCTCAGGCCCTTGTTTCATTGGGGTTTTGGTCAAAACGAAACGAAACGGGTGTTTTTTGAAACGTCACTGGGAAAGCCTCGCGCCTCGCCCCCCCGTATACGTTTACAGCGGGAAGGGACCCGTTCAATATCAATGGGTTATGAGTCGATGCCAATGTTCTGTGCTTTGCGTTCTGTCTTGAAACCGTTCATCATCCCTACGTATTTATCGAACTTACCACCCATATACCGGCGAGACCCGAAATCTGTCTGGCAGAAAACAATCTTTTTTCATTTTTTCTCAGATTGATCCGTTATCGGACCGGGCAAGCTCGATCACACGCTGCATCGAGAGCTTTGAGGATACCTGTCTCCTGTTCAAATGATGGGCAATCAGGCAAAGCCCATAGATCCAATGCTGGTGGGCCGACGCCCGCGCGAGGCCGACCGTCCAGCAGATGGTTTTCCAGCGCGCGCCCTGGGCTTTCATCCAGACAATCTTGCCGTCATCTGGTTCGAGGCACGCGGTCCAGGTCAGGGTTTCCTCCATCCGGCTTATGGCTTCAGGCGATGGCAGTACCCGCATCGGCGTGGGTTCCTGCCCCACCTTGTCGGCAAAGCTGTGGAAGTATTCTGGCCACGCGTTGAAATACCCGGTGAGCCTGGGCTCGGGCAGGCGTTTGAGCACGAAGGCGGACTCGGACAGGCGCGCCTCCACGAGACTTGGGGTCCATTTCGTCATCGCGCGTCCTCCCCATCCCGTGGGCGTTTGCCGTAGAGTTTTTCACCAAGCTGGCGGACCAGTTCCCGCTCCGGCCAAGTGAGGCGTTGATCATCGAGCGAGACAGCGAGCATGCCCTGTTCATTCCAGCCATCGCGTTTGACCTGATCGGGATTGCGCCGGCTGCCACCAAACCCACGAGGGGTAAAGCTCATGCCCTTCATGGCGACACCTCCGGCAGCAGGGCCGCGTATCCGATGACGTCGGTGACCCCATCGCGATAGGTGGGGTCATGGTTGAGGCGGGCGAGTTTCAGATCGATCATGCAAAGCACGACCTCGGCGGGGGTGATGGGCCGATCCAGCGTCAACGACCAGCGCGCGGCAATCGCGGCCATGGCTTCCATCGGCGGTCCGTAGGCAGTGCGGCGGTCGTCAAGCACCCCGGCCGTATGCTCAAGAACATTGCGGGCACTCATTTGAGACCCCCTTTGGTTTCAATGGCCCAAAGCAGGATCGCGATGGCGTCGGCCTCGTTGTCGTCCTTGGGGGAAAAGCCACGTGCACGCGCCGCCTCGATCATCATGGTTTTGCTCGCATTGCCCTTGCCGGTTGCCGATTTCTTGATCGTGCCAACGGGGACGCCCTGATAAGGCACGCCCCGCATTTCGGCCCAAGCAGTCAGGACCGCCATCAGCCCGCCATAAACGTGCGAGGCATCGACTCCTTTGTGGTTTCTGACTTCTTCGTAAAAGATTGCTTCGATCGGTCCTGCGAGCCGGTCCATTTCACTCAGCCAGTTCGTGAAGCGCAAATACCGCATGCCGCCACCGTCAAAGCGGCTGGGTTTGAACGATACCGTTCCGCTGGTGATCAGGCCGTCGTAGCCGCGCAGGGCCCAGCCGGTCGTTGTGCCGAGGTCAAGAGCCAGAACCGCCTTGGCGCGGATTTCTGTCTGAATTGGGTCTTCGGGGTTTAGCCGGGCGCTTGCCCCCGGCGCTACGACCCCTTGTGGTTTCAGGGATATTCCGCAGAAACCTCTGCGCGTATTTGTATTGTGGCGCGCAAAGCCTCTGTCACGCAAAGCTTCAGAAAACCGTTTGATTGAGCCAATGAAACACTCGTGCACCTTTGCCCAGTTTTTCCAATCGGCAAAAAGTTCCGAGGTTCCGGATGTCTGGTTCACATCCACCAGGCATTGGGATTCCATCCAATTGTTGACTGCATCATGATAATCGGATTGGGGTGCGACGGGTGCGACGGGTCTCGTCTTATCAGACGTATAGGCGCGCGTATGCGCGCGCGTAACGCCTATATAGGGACTACCTGTCGAACCCGTCGCAACCATTGATTTCATGGGCATTTTATTTCTCCTCAAATAGGTCATTATTGCTGTCATTTATGGTCAGCCCCCGATATCCACGGGCTTTCCGGGTGTTCATTTTTTCAAACCCGCGGTTGCCGAGGTTTTCAGAAAACCGCTTCATGGATCCGGGGTATTCGCCGTTGGCCTCGGCCCATGATTTCCAGCTGGCAAAAAGCGCGCTCGAGCCCGACCACGCGGCAGGAGCTTTTTCGCAAGCCTCCTCAAGCCAGCGGCCCATGGCGTCTTCGGCCTCGAAATAATCCTCGGTGGCTGCCATCACGGCCGCAGGGGGGCAAAGGCCCTCTCGCTGCCACGCGAGACAGCCTTCAAGCGCCCAGGCGAGGATGCCGTCCTTCTCGGTCAGCAGACGTTCCTGAAGCCGCTGGTCGCGTTTTGCCGGTGGGATGGTGATCGTGAACGGCACCATGTGGAGGCGCCGGCGCATGGCCTCGTCCACATTGCGGATCGAGGGCTTGTGGTTGCCGACGATCAGCAATTTGAACTGCGGGATGAACTCGAAGAAATCCTGACGCATGAACCGCGCGGTGATCTTGTCGCCCCCGGTCAGCGCCTTAAGCTTGCTTTCGGCCCAGCGACTGCCCTGTTCGGTCTCGATCGAGGTGACGATGCGGGCGCCCCGCAGCCCCGCCATGTCGGTCGGGTGCCGATCCCCATGGGTTGCCATGAACATATCCATGGCCGCGACGGTGGCGTAGTCGCCCATGATCGCGGTCAGCGTATTGGCAAACACCGACTTGCCGTTGGCACCGGTTCCGTAGAGGAAAAACAGCGCGTGCTCGGTGGTAACACCGCTCAGGCAATAGCCCGCCATGCGCTGAAGATAGGATTGCAGCTCGGCATCGCCGCCGGTGACCGTACGCAGGAACTCGAGCCACACCGGGCACTCGCCCGCGACGGAAGCGCCCGCTGTCTTGGTCATGAATTGAAGCGGCTCATGGGCGCTGACAGCCCCGCTCCTGAGATCGATGACGCCATTGGGGGTGTTGATCAGCCAGGGATCGCGATCCCAGATGTCGGTCGTGCTGGCCAGACGTCGGTCGCTGCGCGCAAGGCGCTCGACGGCGGAGACGGTTGAGGCAGACGAAAGCTTGGTTCTGATCTTGGCGGATATGGCGCGTGTGGCGGTTTCACGACAGATCTGACGTGACAGATCAAACGCTTGTAACGTGTTTTCGCGGGTCCAGACGATGCCTGTCCATTTGAACCACTGCCCCCAACCGGCAACGAAACGCCAGCTTTCGCCGTGGCGAGTGGCAAAGGTGGCTGCCAACGCGTCTTCGCTATAACGCACTGGCGCGGAGCCGCCTTGATCTCCGGGACCATTGCCGTTGCCTTTGGCGTCATCAGTTTCCTCGGCCGTGCCCGGGTCACCGTTTCGCTCGGCATCGCGCTTCCAGAGACGTTCTGCCTCCTGGCGAAGGCGGCCGTCAGGCCAGGGCGGCTCAATGCGCGCGGCGTTATAGGCAACGATCTCGTCCCAGGCCTCACCAGGGGTGACATGGCCCTCGCGACAACGGCGGATCCAGTAGCCGATGATGCGGGAGAGCGCGTCAAAGCGTGTGGTGCCATCGGCCCCGCCCTCGCGCACCTTGCGCCCGAAGAGTTCCGGCACGCTGCCTTTGGTGCTGGAGGCATCGTTAAAATCAAGATCCGAGGCCGCCTCGCCCTCAAGCGGCGGCATGGCAATCACCGCTTCGATCAGATCGCCGATGTCATAGTCACGTGCTTCATGATGCAGGATATCGACCAGCCGTCGCACGCCGGATTTGGCATGGATGGAGCCCGCCACCCGGATCGGCTGATGGGCCGAGCGAAACGCCGGATCACCGCCGGCTTTCGTTGCGATCGTGTGGCGCGCGCGACAAACGCGGGCGATGTCGTCGCCTGTCGCCGGTTCCGTCAGGCGCCAGTAGAGGTGGCGCTTGCGCTGGCCTTCGGGCGTGACACCACCCGAGGCCACTTCGAGCGTGGGTGTCCCGAGATGGCGCGCCAGATGTTCGCTTTTGGCCGCAATATCCCCGTGATCAAGATCAACGAGAACGACCTGCGTCTCGATGATATGTTCGGCGCGCGCTTCGCCGGCTTTGGCAACCGTGCCCGGAATGACAAAGAGCGCCATTCCAGAATTCCGCGCCCAATCGGCCTGCAGGACCAGCTTGTCCACGAGATCGCTGCCGGTTTTTAGAAACGGGGTATGGGGCGGCGCATCGAGCGCGCCTTTCTCCGCCAGAGCGCGCACCGGAACCAGATATTCGCAATAGCCAAACACCACATCGGCGAAGGTTGTTATCATCTCACGGTTGATTGCTGTCGCGATATCACCCTGATTGACATCGGTCGGGCTCGTCATCCCCAGCACCTCGCGCGCCAGTCGCAAAACCGGCATTGGAAATGCTCGGGATCGATGGTGTGGCGCCCCAGAAGCTCACCGGCATCGCAGGCTTTCAGAATGGTGACCGCCTTGTCGCTGGCCGCTTGCGCGCGCGCTGCATCAAACGGCACCAGTTCGTGCCAGATTTCACAGGTATCCTTGTTGATCGCGGTAAAAAGCGCCGGCGCTTCCGCGAGGCCAAGATAGGCCTGATAGAGCGCGATCTGGGTGGCATAGATCGACTTTGATTTGACAACTCCGCGCTTGACGATGTCGCGCCAGTTCCTGGCGTTCGCCGATTTGCATTCCCAGAGGGCTGGCACCGCCATGCCGTTGGGGGTGGCCACCACGACACCGTCGGCATGTCCTTTGATGCGCCCGCCTGCTGCGGAAAACCCGAACTGGCCGCCTTCTCGGCTGCGGGTTCTCAGGTCAAACCCGGCTTTGCGAAGCCAATCGATAGCAAGGTCTTCGAGCACATGGCCAAGCGCGAATATCCGCAAGGTTTGCCCGTTAAACCCGGCCCCATCATCCTTTTTTACATGGAGATACTCGTATTGCAGGCGGCGTTGTCTCGCGTCCCCCAGACGGCTGCCACCGAGATAGTCTCGTGGCACATGGCGCGCGTTTTCGGCAACAAGGGCGGTATCAATGTAGCCGTTGACACCGTCAGCGAATGTCGGAGGCGTTTCCCGGTGATTGAAATCAAGCAGGTCAGCCATCAGAACGGCACCTCCGACTCTGTTCGGGGTGCGCTTGTGCCCATGGACTCGAGATAACCGTCGACCGCCGCCTCGGCGAGCTTTGCCGCCTGCTGTGCATCGAGGTCGGTGAAGCGCGTCTCCCAGCCTGTTTCCGCCATGAGGGCGGCCATGAATTTGAGAGCGTTTCGGAGCGCTGCGCGTTCGCGCGAATCGGGATCAATCACGCGCGCCCCTCTGCGGTCTTTTGGATCCGAAAGGCCGGATTATGGTGGCTCGCGCGCAGGGCGCGCAGGCATGGTCTCGTTGGTTTCGTCATGAAATCTTGCTCCGGTTTCCCTCTCACATACCGGCGTGAGCGGAAAACTGTCGGGCAGGAACTTTCCCAGAACAAGCGCTCTGGAAAACGCGTTGAAAACCGCGTACGAAAACAACCCTGACGAAACTTATGGAGCAGACCCGAATGAGTGCATTCAATCCCCGCATTTTCACCAACCCCGGTCGCCTGAAAGAGATTGCCCCCCAAAGGCTGAAAGCGTTCCTCACCCCGTGGCGGGATTATTTTACGGAGCGTGGCCTTGATCTTTCAGCCGCACCAATTACCGATCTGCCGTTTGAGGACATCGCCCATATCCTGTTGAACCCGGATGAATCGGTGCCCGAGAAAATGGTGGACGCGCTTTATTATGTGCACGAAACCGCCAACAACGAGGACATGGAAGAACTGCTCGAGCGCGCCGAGCATGCAGGGCTCGAGCTCGATGCTGATCCCGAGGTGACAGTCGCCGATGTCGCGGTCCAGATATGGCTGATAAAGCCCGATCTGCTTCAGCGTCACCACGCCGAGACCGTGGCGTTCAAGCGCACCAATTTCATGTATTTCTCCGGATCAGCGGCAAAGAAAACCGCCGGCTCACTCCCCGACATTTCCGAGACTGCCTTCAAGGCCATGCAGGAGCACATGGATGGTTGGTTCGAAAAAAAGCGCCGTGGACACGATTGCCGTATCTTCGCATTTCCACGTGGCAAGAAAGTCTGGCTGCTGGTTCGCCACGGAATGCCGATGCGCCGCGAGGGCAAGCATCAGGACAACGGCGAAAGCGGCATCGCTTTTTATCGGCCACAACAGCATGACGTGCTGATCTATGACAGCGAGACCGACGAAATCGGCGTCAATGCCGGCACCAAGGGAGAGCGGGAACTTTATCTCGAGACCTTCGGTGACGTGCCGTTCGGGTCCGGGACGTATTTCGAGACATCCGTGCGTTATACGCTTGAACCCTTGCGCGACTCCGGGCCGAATTCCATGGCATGCGACGACATCGAAGGCATCAAGGGAGTTCGCCTCGTCGAGTTTGGCCGTTTCTGGCCTGGCGCCATCCCGGAGCGGGAAATCCGCAAGGGTGATGACCTGTTCAAGGCTTACGCCGAAAACTGGAGATCGCGTCTGGGAATTGGGTCTTTCACCCATGCCACGTTCAAGTTTGCCTTTGAGGGGACCAAGCGCGAACGCTCGGTCACGATCCGTCCCGCCAATGTCGCACGCTATGAACGGGAATCCGACGAGGCCATGATCGAAGAATGGCTGAAGGCGCGCGGGTTCTGGAACATCCCGGCGGAGGACGCGGACGATGCTGATTTCGAAGTTCTGGAAAGCGCTTGATGCACTGAGTGATGCCGGGGCCTCACGCCACTATTGGGCGCGCTGCCTCGGGGATGAATGGAAAGCTGCTGGCCGGTTCTTGGGGCCGACTGGCAATCTTGCAATGTCCATCGACTGCCCGTCGCCGGGCGGGGATGATTGCCCGCGCCGGGTTGTTTGCCATGCGGACGGAACCATACGGGCCATCTGCGGTGAGCGGCCAAAAATGTGTGCGGATCTGGATCTGGTCAAGGAGGACATCGCGATCCTTGAACTTGACCGGCGCAAGCTCGGTGTGTCACTGGCAGCGGCATTGTCATTGACCCCGCCCACCAGAACACCGGCTCTGGCTCCTGTCGTGCGGATCGGCGCGCGCGACATCGTGGCAGGCTCCGGCATACCGGTTTTTCTGACCATTCCCGGCGCCAGGCCTGATTTGCGGCGCGCGGATTTCAGCGAGGTTCTGGCGCTGACAGCCCCCGTTCTCGTTCTGACACCCGGAACGGCGTCATTGCCCGAGGAAACGGCAGACCTGCTCGACCAGCACGGCGTGACCACATTGGCATTGGATGATCTGGTGAATGCAACCGCGCCCGGAAAGCTGGCCCTGACGACGCAGGGAACAGCACAGATAGGCCGCTTGGTACAGCAGTTGGAGGACGCCAGCGCCGCCTCAACTGGTCCGAAACGTGCCTGGAATTTGCCGCCCGATGCCCGCTGGGAGGAAAACACTATCCGGTTTATTTCCGCGGAGGTGATCAACGTGACCTTCCGGGGCGATACCCGCCGGTTCGAGCCGGACGGCCTTGGCATGAAAAACGCCACGAATGGAAAACCGACCAGGCAATGGACCTACCTGCGTGCGTTTGCCATCGCGGGCGGGCGCCTTCCTGTCAGCCCAGTCGACGTCCGGGAAACATCCAAACACCAGAAACAAAAGCAGGCGCTTTCAAACGCGCTGCGCGACGCATTCGGGATCACCGGCGACCCGATCCGAATTGACGGAAAAGATTATGTCACGCGCTTCGTTCTGAGTGCGGACGACCTCAAACAAGGCAAACCAGACCAGCGCCAACGAAATTTCGTCGACGACATGTAACGAAAAACCAAAAAATCCACAGATCACAAGCCGCTGAAATCACAGGATTTCGGCGGTTTTTCTTTGTGATCAAGCCTCCGAAACCGCCGCTCCCGCGAATTTTCGCCGGGTCCAGATGTTCGGGCCCTCGTGCCCGCCATTTTGAGAACGGCGACACCTCATGGAGCATCTGCATCACCTCACCGACCCCCATTCCCGCGTATCACGCAACATCCGCATACGAGCGGCCAGACTGGCGCGCTCAGGCGTCATTCCCGGCATGGATGCCGAGGATATCGAGCAGGATCTGCGGCTTGATCTCATCCGGCGCATACCGTGTTTTGATGAAACCCGTGCCTCCTTTGAAACCTTCGCTGACCGGCTGATTGCCCACCGGGTCGCCAGCCTTGCCGCAACCACGGCGGCAAAGCGTGCGGACCGTTCGATGAAATCGCTTGAGGCGCCGATCGCACCAGATGGCGAAGATGGCGGCCTGACCCTGGCTGACGTCACACCCGAGGACGCCGCCCTTTATGCACCATCCGCGTTGGGGTTAGCGGCTGGCAACGGCCTTGGCTACGACGTTGCGCTGCTTTTGCACGCGCTTTCGCCCAGCTGTCGGTCCGTGGCCATTGCGCTTGGCAATATGAGCGTGGCCGAGGCTGCGAGCGCATTGGGTCTGCACCGAAGTTCTGTTTACGCGCGCATCGTCAAGATCCGCGAGGTCGCAACAGGGCTTGGCTTGCAAGAATATTTCGCCGCCTCCCCGACAGTTTCGCGCGCCCGCCGGTAAGTGAAAGCACGAACAAAACAGCATCATGCCGGGCCTTCGGGGCAATGAAAAACCCGTTCACGGGAAACACCCCGACCGCAAACTCCAAGGCGGCGTCGGGCCCGGCAGCAGACTTCACGACGCCCCTTGGAGAGGACGCAATAGGAGCAAAACAATGTTTATCTCTCCCCTCAAACGCCTGCGCCAATCCAGCATGCTTGGCGCGTTGCCTGAAAAACTCACCGTCCCACCGTTTGGATCACAGCGCGGCAAAAACCTGCCGATCGAGGTTGCGACCCTCGATGACGTGGCCTTCGCGCTCTGTGCGTTGGAACGCGAAAAAGATGGTCTCACCTATGCGCTCGAGGAAGTTTTGAAGATGGCCCGCCGTCAGGGGGCCTGTGGCGCAGATACCGCGATTTCCGCCGCCGCAGGCGATCTGGAGGCCCGCACATGAGCCCTGCCACCACATCCACCGCCTCGCTCAAAATCATCACCGCCGATGAACGGCTGAAAGAAACCCGTGGCATCAAGGGCGTGCTGACCGGGATTTCCGGAATTGGCAAGACCTCGCAGCTCTGGACGCTCGATCCCGCGCACACGCTTTTTCTCAATCTCGAGGCGGGTGAGCTGGCCGTGCAAGGCTGGCCCGGCGATGAAATCCGCGTACGAGACTGGGAACGGGCGCGCGATCTTGCCTGCTGGATTGGTGGCGCAAACCCCGCGATGCGCGAAGATCAGCCCTATAGCCGGCAGGATTACGAGCGGGTTTGTGCCGCCTTCGGCGATCCCGCGCGTCTTGATAAATACGAGACGATCTTCGTTGACAGCATCTCGGTTGCTTCGCGCATTTGCTTTGGGTGGTGCAAGGGCCAACCGCAAGCCCAGTCTGATCGCAGCGGCAAACCGGATCTGCGCGGGGCCTACGGCCTTTTGGGTCAGGAGATGATCGGTTGGCTCACGCATCTGCAGCACACGCCCAGAAAAAACATCTGGCTCGTGGGACTCCTTGACAAAAAGCTCGACGATTTTGGCAAGCCCTATTTTGCCCTGCAGGTCGAGGGCTCCAAGACCGGGTTGGAACTGCCCGGCATCGTTGACGAGGTCATAACCCTCACTGAAATCCGCCCCAAGGAGGGCAAAGCGTTTCGCGCCTTCGTTGCCACCACCATCAATGATTTCGGGTTTCCAGCCAAGGATCGCAGCGGTCGTCTTGCCATGCTGGAGCCGCCTCATCTCGGGCGCCTGATGGCCAAGATACGTGCGCCCCGCGACGCCAATACCGGCAAGGGCCTCGAGTTTGGTCTGCCGCAGGATGCCGCCCCAGCGACAAACCCAACCGACAATTGACAGACGAAAAGGAGTATAACGCATGTCTGACAGCATGGATTTCAACGGCGCGGACGCGCAAGACGCCGCATTCGATCTGATCCCCGCGGGGACCGTCGCAAAGATCTGCCTGACGGTTCGCCCCGGTGGTGCCGGCCCCGAAGGCTGGCTCACCCAAAGCAAAACCAGCCCGGCGCTTTACCTCAATACCGAGGCCGTCATCCTTGAGGGTCCGCATGCGCGGCGGCGGATTTACACCCGCATCGGCTTCAAGGGAAAATCGCTCAACGAGCGCGGCGAGGATGGCTACGCCAATCGCGGCCGCGCCATGATCCGGGGCATTCTGGAATCCGCGCGCGGTATCAAGGCCTCTGACGCGTCGGAGGCGGCCAAAGCCGCGCGTAAAATCCGCAGCCTCGGGGAATTGAGCGGGATCGATCTCGTTGTCAAAATCGGCATCGAGAAAGACAAGGACAAACCCGAGGATCCCGGACGCAACACCCTCAAGGCGGCCATCGGGCCGGATCACTCGACCTATCTCAAGGTGATGGGGGCGCTGCCGGACCCGTCCGCGCGCCCCTCGATGAACCCCGACACGCCTTCGCCGCGTATGGGTGAGGACCCCTTTGCAAGCCCCGCTGATACGTCCGGCGGCAACGCGCCGTTCTGGGCCGTTTGAGGGGGGCAAGCCATGATCCCGCGTGATTATCAAAGGGCGGCGGTCGATGCCGCCCACGCGCAGACGGCCATGCATGGCAACACCATGCTGGTGCTTCCGACAGGGGCGGGCAAGACTGCGATCGCCGGGTTTTACATTGGCGAAACAATCGAGCAGAAGCGCGATGCACGGGTTCTGGTCCTGCAGCATACCGACGAGCTGATCGAGCAAAACCAGAGCGCGATTGCCAACATCACCGGGTTTGACACCTCGATCGTAAAGGCCGCGCGCAACGATTGGGACAGTCCCGTGATCTTTGGCAGTGTCCAGACGCTCGCACGCGGCAACCGGCGCGCGGAAATGCCGTCCCTCTCGCATCTCGTCATCGACGAATGCCATCGAGCGGCGGCCACAAGCTATCAATCCATCATAGATCATGCCCGCGAAATGAACCCTGGCCTCAAGCTTCTGGGCCTCTCGGCAACGCCCGGACGCGGCGACGGGCGCAGTTTGCGCAAGACCTTCAGCAATGTCGGTTTTCATCTCCAGATCGGCACCCTGATCGCGCGCGGCCTTCTGGTGCCGCCGCGCACGTTTACCATTGATCTCGGCGTAGAGGACGAGTTGGCCGGTCTGACCAGCACCGCCGGGGATTTCGACATGCGGGCCGCGGACAAGGTTCTGAACCGCTCAGTCCTAAATGAAACAGTGGTCGCGCACTGGAAGGAAAAAGCCGCCGACCGGCGCAGCATCTTTTTCTGCGCAACAGTGGAACACGCCAGGGCCGTCGCGGCGGCGTTTCAGGCCGAGGGCATCGCGGCGGAAACCATCACCGGTGAAATGCCAGGCCATGCCCGCGCCGATCTGATCGCGCGCTTTGATCGCGGTGACGTGCAGGTTCTCACCAACTGCATGGTACTGACCGAAGGCTTTGACAGCCAGCCGGTCGGCTGCATCGGCATCTTGCGCCCCATGCTTCACAAGGGCACATTCATTCAGGCCATCGGGCGGGGACTGCGCCGTGTGGATCCCGCGCGCTATCCCGGCATCATAAAAACAGATTGCGTGGTGCTTGATTTTGCCGGCGCCGCCCTGCGTCATGGCTCGCTTGAGGCCGAGATCACCCTGGACGAGAAGGATGCCCCCAAAGAGGCGGCCCCCCGGAAAACCTGTCCATGCTGTGACGCAGAACTCCCCCTCGGGGTCTCAATCTGTGACTTCTGCGGCTATGTCTTTACCCGCGATCTCGGTGAAAAGCCCCTGCTGACCGCCTTCGAGATGACCGAGATTGACCTTCTGGATCGCTCGCCGTTTTCCTGGGTGGCTCTCCACGCCGATGGCCAGGCGCTGATGGCCAGCGGGTTTCAGGGCTGGGCCGGTGTTTTTTGCGACGGCACGCTCTGGCACGCGCTCGGACAACCCAAACGGGGCGCAGTGCGGCCACTCGCGATCGGCACCCGCGTTCAGGCACTGGCCGCGGCCGATGATTTTCTGCGCAACACCGAAACCTCAACCGCCTCGGCCAAAAGCAAGCGCTGGCTCAATGATCCCGCCACAATGCGC